TCTACTGGGATGGTGCTCACATGTATCACCTACCAGCCAGTAACGTACAGATTGAAACAGACCCTAAAACTTATGTAAAGGGCTATACTTACAACTCAGAGGTACGTTTCCGTCCCGACGAAGTATTTCACATCAAAGACCTGAGCAGTCACACTATCTATCGCGGCACCAGTCGGTTAGCGTCAGCTGACCGCAATATCAAGATACTCTACAAGATGCAGACCTTTCAAGAACAGTTCTTTGATAACGGAGCCGTGATGGGACTGATCTTGACCAGTGACAATACTCTGAGTCAGCAAGCCAAAGAACGAACTATTCAAAACTGGAAAACTCAGTACTCACCCAAAAACGGTGCTCGGCGTCCCATGATATTAGATTCAGGCCTGAAGCCCTGGGGTGAATTTGCAGACACGTTCAAAGACATGGATTTTGATGTCTCAATCAAAACTCATGACACCAAGATTTTGAAAAGCTTGGGTGTTCCACCAATATTGTTAGACGGTGGCAACAATGCAAATATTGCACCCAATTTGAGATTGTTTTACTTGGAAACTGTGTTACCTATCGTAAATCGGTATGTTAGTGCAGTAGAAAGATTTTTTGGATACGATGTAGAAGCAGTAACTGCAACCGTATCAGCATTGCAGCCTGAATTAAAAGACGTGGCTGCTTACTATGCCTCTCTGGTCAACGGTGGAGTAATCTCTCCAAACGAGGCCCGAAAGGAACTACGCTATGACGACAAGCCAGGTCATGATGACCTCAGAGTACCAGCAAACATTGCTGGTAGTGCTGCAAATCCCAGCGTAGGCGGAGCGCCCAAAAAGCCTCCACCAGAACCAAGGTAAGGAGCCTATGAAAGATAAAGTACTACATTTAAATAGTGCTTTTTCCATAAAAGCTGCAACTGACAATCCTGGTCAAATCTACATTGAAGGGTATGCAAGTACCACAGACGTAGATCGCCAGGGAGATGTTGTTCCCAGTTCAGTCTGGGAAAAAGGCATGACTAACTACCTTAAAAATCCCATTATCTTAGCCTACCACGATCACAGCAATCCGATCGGACGTATGACTGAGCATAAAACGGATGGCAAGGGGTTATGGATAAAAGCAAGAATTTCAACAGCTGCCAAGCAGTTCCAACTTATCAAAGACGGAATTCTTACAGCTTTTTCTATCGGCTTCAGGGTGTTGGACGCTGAGTACAACTCAGCCGCTGAAGTGTTTTTAATCAAGGAATTGGAACTGGTAGAAATTTCTGTCGTTTCAGTACCTGCAAATCAAAACACTGTTTTTGATTTAAGTAAAGCATTTGATAGTGCTGACGATTACAAGCGTTACAAAGAGCAATTTGCAACTCAAGACCAATCAGCTAAAGGGCTAGAAAAGGTAACAGAGTCAGATCGCGACATTAAAAAGGAATGGAATATGAATCCAGAAGAAATCAAGCAAATGCTTGCCCAAGCTGCTCGTGAAGCTGCCGAACAAGCTACCGTGGCCCTAGAAGCCCGTCAAAAAGCTGTGGCAGATGCCAAAGCACAAGAAACAGCCCGTCAGGCTGAAATCAATGGCATCGTTAAGGCTGCTGTAGAAGCTCAGATCCAAGTTGGTCAGAGCGGCACAGAAAAGCTGTTAGCCGAAGTTGAAAAGCGTTTTGAGACTGAGCGTGCTGCTCAAAAGAGCGCTCTAGAAGGTCTAGAAGCTGTTCTAAAGGAAAAGGCCGATGAGTTGAAGGCTCTACAGACTTCAAAGATGGCTTTTGGCGACAAGTCAAAGGGCGACAGCACCTCCTACAAGGAGCGTGAAATGGCCGTGTTGCTGAGCAAGGTAACTGGCAAGTCTCTTGAGTCTACACGTTATGGTAAGATGGTGGTTGAGAAGGCCGGTGGTCACCTTGGCGGTGGTAGCAATACAACTGGTATTATCACTGCTCCTGCTTCTCTGTGGGAAACTGAAGTTTCTACAACCATGGAAGACGAAGTACGTCGCCGTCTAGTAATGGCTCCACTGCTTCGCAACGTTGCAATGCAGACCAATGTGATGAGAATGCCTCTAAACCCAGAAGCCGGCAAGGCCACTTGGGTTATCAACAGTGACTTTGGTAATAGTAACAACAACAGTTCTGGTAGCACAGACACTCATGTGTTGAAAGAAATCACTCTGAATGCCTTCAAGGTTGCCACACGTGAATACATGGCTCTTGAAGAAGAAGAGGATTCAATCCTAGTGTTACTACCTATCGTTCGTGATGCTATGCTACGCCGTGTTGCACGTGCTGTAGATTCAGCTTTCATCAACGGTGCTGGTAGCGGCAGCGACCCAGTCAAGGGTATTTCAATGTACGACACAGCAAGTGCTGTTCAAATCGACAGTGCAAACCCTGTAACTATCGCCAAGATGAGAGCCCTTCGCAAGGACTTGGGAGCTTGGGGTCTAGAGCCTTCAGAGTTGGTTTATGTAGTTAACACAGAAACATACTACAACCTGTTGGACGACACCACATTCCAGACTGTAGACAAGATCGGTGATCGTGCTACTCTACTAACTGGTCAGATTGGTAGTATTGGCAACACACCAGTGGTCGTAAGTGGCGAGTTCCCAGCAATCGCTGAAGCAGCCGACGGCGCAAGTACTAACATTGCAGCCTTCTGCTTTGCACCTGCCAACTTCTTGGTAGGCAACCAGCGTGGTCTACGTGTTGACACAGACACACTAACAGAGCGTCAGAGCCGTGTACTAGTGGCTTCACTACGTACTGGTCTAACTCAACTGACAACTAACCTAGGACCTGCAGTAAGCACCCTACGTTACGTCAACGGAGCGACCTGATATTAATAAAACTGGGGACTTTTTAGTCCCCGGTTTTTCCAAAGGGCTGTGTCAGTCTTTTGGAAAAACTAAAAGGAGTGTGTAATGGGTGCAAACTTAATAACCTTACAAGAATACAAAGCTTATGAAGGTATCACCAGTACCACCCAAGATGTAGAAATCAATACCATTATCCCAAAGGTTTCAGAATTTGTTAAAAGCATCTGCCGTCGCACTTTTGTGGACTGGGTTGATGATGCCAAGACTGAGGTACTGAACGGCGGTACTTGTTTGTTACTAGGTGAAGCGCCTATTATAGCTATCTCCAGCATCGAAAAGAGTGAGAATTATGGTCAGAGCTATACTGACTTGGTAGAGTTCACAGACTGGGTACTGGACAATCAGAATCAACAGATCTTGCCCATTAACAGAGCCGAGTTTCCCTACTTGATCAACGGCTATCGTGTCACCTACACAGCTGGTTATGAGGTGATCCCAGAAGACTTGAAGTTAGCAGTATTGGACTTGGTTACCTACTACATGAAAAATCAAGGTGCTGTACAGAGTCAAATTGCGGTTACCACAGGAAATGCTCAAGTTCAGTACCTCAACCAGAGCAACCTGCCTGGGCATATTAAACGGGTCCTGGACCTCTATGTTTTGAACTACAACTGATATGAGTAAATCAGCCCTTAGTGCAACTGTACAAGCACACATTTTAAAAAGAGTTCGTAGTCAGGCAGATAAGTTCCTAAGTGGTACCAAACTGAAAATTTTTGACAAAAAAGGAAAAGAAATATTTAATCCAGAAGTTGGATTTTCTCTAGAACAAATACGTAAAGAAACTAACCTCAATCAAGAGGCCAGCGTAAGCAGAGGCGGTTTAAAGCAGCTAGCAAATACTTTTAAGTTACTAACTGAAAAAAGTGTTTTAGCAGCAGATGCAGTAGCTTTATTGGGTAGAGATAATATATTTGACGAATTAAGTAATTTTCTTTTACAAAAAGTAAATAAACAAGAAAACGCGGCAAGTATACGAAGTAGAAGCGGTGCTTTTAAATATACTGGCGTAAGAGAAAATGAAATAGATACTACGGCTAAATTGGCAACTGCCAAAAACCGAGAAGAAAGTTTCAAAGACGTAGTTCTAGTAAATAATATCAGTCACGGAAAATTTAATGAATACTTTGTAGAGTTTTTGAGAACACAAACCACAGCTACAACAGAACTAGTAGACTTCATTAAAGAAAATATAGACACCGGACACCTTAGTGGTGTTTTTAATATCAGACTACAAAGAATATTCGGATTAAAAGTACAACAGACCAATAGATCTAATTACAGATCTATGGCAGTAACTTTCAGCGACACAAACGAAGAATTAAACGATATATTTCAAAAGATAGTAACTTTG